CGCGCCGCCATTAAACTAAAGGAGAAGGCCAATGGCCAAGTGGAACTTAGACAAGATATCAAATAAAGGAAAACCAATGGCTAAATATACGCGCAGCGAAATTTTAGATACCGCCAAGGAATACGTCACAAAAGATCGGGCGTCTGAGCATGGCGACATGGAGAGCAATCTCACGACCATAGCTGAACTGTGGGGCGTCTATTTGGAGCGTCACGTCGATCCATCTGACGTGGCTGTAATGATGACAATGCTTAAAATTGCGCGCATTAAATCCAATCCTACCAACCCAGACAATTGGATTGATGGCTGCGGATACATGGCATGTGGTGGGGAGCTGTCGGCAAAGAGGCCACCTTCAAAAACTATACCGCCATATGAGGGTGGCAACACATGAGGGCGTCAACCATTATAGGTGGGGCGTCTAGCCAGAACAGCCGAAACGTCGCCGACTTCTATGCCACTCCAAGGGATTGCACAGTCGCACTGCTAAAGAACTACCAGCGGCTGTTCGAGGGCGGTAGGGTATGGGAGCCAGCCTGTGGTGATGGGGCCATATCAGAAGTGCTGAAGGATCACAGGCTCGACGTAATATCCACCGACTTGCACAGTAGGGGCTATGGCGATTCGGGAATAGATTTCCTGACAGCAGACTGCACTTGCGGATCTATCATAACCAACCCGCCCTTTAACCTAGCCGCAGACTTCATCGAACACGCAGCCACAATGGAAGTTCCATTCGCAATGCTTCTTAAGTCAACGTACTGGCATGCATCCAGCCGCTACGACCTGTTCGAGCAGACCAAGCCAATGGCAATCATAGCCATGACATGGCGTCCAGCGATGTCCCCAGAGCGTGGCAAGGCAGCGACAATGGATTTCATCTGGACAGTATGGGACAGGAAGCCATCAAAAAACACGCAGTATATAGTACAGCATAGAAAGGAAACAAAATGAGTAGTTCACTACAATTGCCACGGGTCAGCCTGAAGTCGGCACTTAGCCCCAACCTAAAAATGGCGCTAACCCAATCAAATAACAATAGGATCAAACAGAAAGTATCCCTGCCACCCACACCTTGGGCACAAGACTTCTATGAGAAGCCAAAGAGAAAGACAAAATTATGGTAAAACTTTTAGCTCCGTGGGTAATTTTATTTGCCTACATTCTTATTGCTGTAACAGTAGCGGCTCAGTTCTTTTGATAGCCGCAGCCGCGTGTCTATCTCTGGCCCTCTATCACGAGGCCAGAGGTGAACCACTTCTGGGCCAGCTCATGGTAGCGCGGGTGATCATGAACCGCATGGAGTCACGCCGCTGGCCGTCGTCTATGTGTGGTGTAATCACTCAACATCGTCAGTTTTCGTTTTACAGAAAGAACAACACGCCTAAACCCAGAGACGAATTGGCTTGGTCCAAGGCACAGAAGCTTGCTGTTGAGATTATAAACGATCCTTACATCTTGCCGCCCAGTACCGCTGATCACTACCACACACCAGATGTTCGACCAGTTTGGCGCAAGAAACTACATAGGGTTGCGCGTATTGGGTATCATATCTTCTATTCGTATGACCATCCGACTGCGGTAAAGACTAGCGTTAGGCCAAAACAAAGACCCGTTAACTTGGAGATTATAAAATGAAACGTGATGAAATACTGGACACTGCAAAAGAACTGATCAATGGACAGAGGGCCAAGGACTACGGCGATGCGTTCGACAACCACAGCAGAATAGCCGAGGGGTGGAACATCATCATGAACGGGGCTCTGATAAGCCACGGCTACCTGACTGCGCAGCACGTTGTGTTGATGATGGACTGGGTAAAGACAGCGCGGCTGCTCAATACTATTGACCACGACGATTCATGGACGGACAAGGCAGGATACACTGCCCTCGGGGGTGAGTTCTCGGAGAGGGTACGCGAATCCAACGAGCGCATGACCAAGTACGGAGTTACTAAGAATGACTAATCTATTTGGCAGCGATTTGCACCACCAATTCAAGGGAGAGCTAAACTTAGTTGATCAGGACTGGAATATCCCTACGGAGTTTCCTGATTTAACAGGCTACAAAGATGTGGCCGTGGACCTTGAGACCAAGGATCCAAACATCCAGACCTTGGGCCCAGGTTGGGCTCGTAAGGACGGTCACATCATTGGGATTGCTGTAGCCGCCGGAGAATACAAGGGCTACTTCCCGATCCGCCATGCCAACGGCCACAACCTAGACGCTAAGATTGCAATGCGCTGGCTTGCCAAGCAGATGGCCGTGCCTGACATGAACGTGATTATGCACAACGCAACCTACGATGCGGGGTGGATGAGAGCCGAGGGTGTAGAGATCAAGGGCAAGATCATTGACACTATGATTACCGGTGCGCTGGTGGACGAGAACCGTTGGTCCTTTGGCCTTGACGCTATGGCTCGGGACTATGCTGGTATCCGCAAGGACGAGAAGATGTTGAAAGCCGCAGCCAAGGCATGGGGCATTAACCCGAAGGCTGAGATGTGGCAACTCCCTCCTATGTATGTGGGCGCCTACGCCGAGCGGGATGCCGTGGCAACACTGGCGCTATGGAACGCACTGAAGATAGAGCTTGAAGAGCAAGAGTTGTGGCACATCTGGAACATCGAGACAGCCCTGATCCCTTGCATGCTGGACATGCGGAGCAACGGGGTGCGCGTAGATCTGGAGAAGGCCCAGAAGAACAAGAAGTTTATCCGAGACAAGTCGAAAGAGATGCGTCGCCTGATAGAGAAAGAAGCAGGCATGGAGGTGGACATCTGGGCGTCGGCCTCGATCCAGAAGATGTTTGATAAGATGGGCATGTCGTACCCAAGGACCTCAATCAAAACACGGATTGATAAAACCGAATTGCCCAATGGGTCTTGGGAGGTGACTGAAGTTATAACCGGGGGAAACTCGCCGTCGTTCACAAAGGGGTGGCTCAACAGTCACCCGTCAGAGATTTGCCAACAGTTAGTTAAGCTCCGTGAGTTCGACAAGGCTGACAGTACGTTCATCGACAGCATCCTGCGGCATGAGCACAACGGGCGCATCCACACAGAGCTACACTCCACGCGCAGGGACGAAGGCGGCACGGTTACTGGGAGGTTCTCTTCTTCGAACCCCAATCTCCAGCAGATTCCGGCGAGAGACAAGGACATCAAGAAGTTAATCCGTGGGTTGTTTATACCAGAGGACGGATACAAGTGGGGATCGTTCGATTATTCTAGCCAAGAGCCAAGATTGTTGGTACACTTCGCGGCCAGCGTGGGGAGCATGCCTCGCAAGGATCTGCTTGACGACATCGTCCATGAATACAACACCTCAGACGTAGACTTGCACCAGATGGTTGCCGACCTAGCGGGCATTAGCCGCAAGGAAGCCAAGGCCGTGAACCTGGGGATCATGTACGGCATGGGCGTTGGTAAACTGGCCAATCAAATAGATGTAGAACCAGAGGCCGCCAAGCTATTGATGAGCCAGCATCGCAACAAAGTCCCGTTTGTTAAGGCGTTGGCAGAGATGGCGTCCCAACGAGCCGCATCCACCGGACAGATCCGTACACTACTGGGCCGCAAGTGCAGGTTCCATCTCTGGGAGCCAGCGAAGTTTGGCGCGGGGAAACCTCTGCCTTACGAGGAAGCCTTGAAGGAATACGGCGGGGTCAACGGCACAGGGATAAGAAGAGCGTTTACTTACAAGGCGCTGAACAGATTGATCCAAGGATCGGCGGCCGACCAGACTAAGAAAGCGATGCTTGATTGCTACCAAGCGGGACATACCCCTATGCTGACAGTTCACGATGAGCTATGCTTTAACATAGATAGCACGGAGCAAGCGAACCACATCAAAGAACTTATGGAAACAGGCGTAGAGCTCAAGGTGCCATCTAAAATTGACGTAGATATCCAAAAAGATTGGGGAGACATAGAATGATTGATCCAAAAATGAAGAGCTTAGGTTTTAAGCAGATGCACCCTATGCAGGTAGAAGCCCTCATGGACTTTATCGGGACCACAATAAACCTTGCGGCCCTGACCAACGATGGCGATGTGCTGGCCGAGACCGAAGCCGCAGCCGATGAGATAGTTCGGCTGTTCGGCGGCAACGGTATCAAGCTGACGATTGAGTCTTACTGACCCTGACGATCTACAATTGATTGGTTCTTTGGATCACCCAGTAGACTAGGAGCAAAGGTTTGAGCGCGGGTAACAATGTCTCCCGCTGCTCCAGTCACGGCACTTGCGGCCCGCTGTACGAAGTTAGGTTCCGGCGTTAC